GATTATTTTAAAAGAGCAAGAAACCGCACAAACATTAAACATTATTATCTATGGTAGCGATGCGGATACTATTATATTGCGTGATGAAGAAACTAATATTGAGACTGAAATTGAAGCAGTTTTTTCAATTGATAAATATTTTGTTACTACTTCTGTTATTTTTCCAATTAAAGAAAGTAAATATTATACTTTGACAATTAAGGATGCTGATAATATAGTTTATAGAGATAAGATATTTTGTACTAATCAAAAAATAGAAGATTATACAATAAATCACGAACAATATATCCAACACGTGACAACAAACGAATATAAAATATTTGAATAATTATGTATGTATTAAATTTAAGTGCTTATACAAGTCCACAAATTAACGAAAGTAAAAAAGGCGAATATGTGGAATATGGAGCAGATAATAACTATTTTCAATTTTTAATTGACAGATATTTGTATAGCACCACAAATAACGCTATTATTACGGGTTGTAGTAATATGATTTACGGAAAAGGTGTATCAGCATTAGACGCTAATAAAAAACCTGACGAGTACGCTAAAATGATTTCTATTATAAAGCCAAACGCATTAAAAAAAGTTGCTTTAGAACGTAAACTTTTAGGAATGGCTGCTATGCAGGTTGTTTATGAAAAGGGCGAGGTTAAATTTATAGAGCATTTTCCTATGCATACTTTACGTGCTGAAAAATGTAACGATAAAGGCGAGATAGAAGCATGGTATTATCACCCTGATTGGGCGAATAAAAAACCGAGTGATGAATTAAAAAGAATTCCTGCTTTTGGTTTTGGAAATAAAAAAGAAGTTGAACTTTATATCATAAGACCATACGTAAGTGGTTACCATTATTACACACCGATTGATTATTCGGGTGCGTTACCTTATGCAAAGTTAGAAGAAGAAATTTCAGACTATTTGATTAACGATGTAATGAATGGTTTTAGTGGTACTAAAGTAGTAAACTTTAATAATAATATACCACCCGAAGAAAAAAGAGAAGAAATTTCTGCTGATGTAAAACGTAAATTAACGGGTGCTAAAGGGCAAAAAGTAATTGTGTCTTTTAATAGTAGCAAAGAAAATGCAACGGAAGTAACTGATATACCATTAAACGATGCACCGCAACATTATGAGTATTTAGCAAAAGAATGTTTTGAAAAATTAGTTGTAGGACATAGAGTTACAAGTCCGATGCTTTTAGGAGTTCGTGATTCAGGTGGTGGATTTTCTAACAATGCAGACGAAATAAAAACTGCTACTTTACTTTATGATAATTTAGTAATCAAACCTTATCAGATTGAAATCATTGAAGCGTTAGATACTATTTTAGCGGTTAATAATATCAAATTGAAATTATACTTTAAAACTATTCAGCCTTTAGAGTTTACCGATTTAGAGAATGCACAAACTTCGGAACAAGTAGCAGAAGAAACAGGAACGCAATTATCAGCACATACTTGTCCAAGTTTAGCAGATGTTTTAATTGACAAAGGCGAAGTTTTAAGCGAAGATTGGCATTTGATAGATGAAACAGAAGTTGATTATGATTCTGAAAATGAATTGGATTTAGAAATTGAAACTTTAAATAATAAAAATAAAAAAGAATTAAGTTTATTATCTAAAATAATAAATTTAGTTAGTACAGGTACTGCAAGACCAAGAACAAAATCTGAACAAGATGAAAATATTGATGGTGTTCAGTTTATAACTCGTTATGTTTATAGTGGCGATACAATAGGCGAGAGGGATTTTTGTAATAAAATGTTAAGTGCAGAAAAAGTATATCGTAAAGAGGATATTTTGGCTATGGATGATGTAGCCGTAAATGCTGGTTTTGGTAAAGGTGGTGCAGATACTTATTCTATATGGTTGTACAAAGGCGGTGCGAGATGTTCCCATAAATGGCTTCGTAGAACTTATGCAAGTTTTGACACTAAAATAGATCCTACAAATCCAAATGCAAAACCTTTATCTATTGCAAAAGCCGAAAAATATGGTTATCGTTTAAGAAATCCAAAAGAGGTAGCTATGAAACCAAAAGATATGCCGTATAAAGGTTACACAGAGGAGTATTGGAATAAAAGAGGATTTAAAAACTAATTAAATTATGTACGCATTACTTATATCAACCGAAGATGTAAAGAAATTTACAATAGTAAATGGCAATTTAGATGCTGACGATTTTATTGAATACATAAAAATCAGTCAAGACATTACAATACAAAATTATTTAGGAAGTCAATTATATAAAAAGTTACAAGATTTAATTTTAAGCGATGAAATAAATAATAATGAGTTTGCAGATTATAGAAGTCTTTTAGTGACTTATATTAAACCTATGTTAGTACATTGGGCAATGGTTTACTATTTACCTTTTGCAGCGTATACTTTAAGTAATAAAGGTTTATTTAAACATAGTTCTGAAAGTGCTACAAACGTAGATAAAGCAGAAGTTGATTATTTAGTTGAAAAGGAAAGGGATATTGCAGAAAGCTATACGCAAAGGTTTATTGATTTTATGTGTTTTAATCAAAGTACATATCCTGAATATAATAGTAATTCAAATGAAGACGTAAATCCTGACACAAACAATTTTTATAATGGTTGGCAAATATAATAAACCTAAAATAGAGAATTTTAAGAAGCTGAATTTATATTTGGCTAAAGTTGAACAATTAAAAAAAGTACAAAATGAGCGATTGGGGACAAGGAGCGAAAAATAATAATATAGGTTGGGGGCAAGGTGCAGTCAATAATAATATCAGTTGGGGTTCTGTTCACGAGGATAGTTGGGCAGGTGATACTAATATTGTTGGTTTTGCTTATGATACCGATTATCAAGCTATTTTAGATTATGCAACTACGCAAGGTTACACTTTACCGAGTGAATCACAACGATTGAAACAAAACACTTTGTTAATTGCTTTAAAAACTGCTGGAGTATGGAGTAAACTTGACACGTTTGCTAACTTCGCTACTGATGGAAGTAGTCAATTTGCTTTAATTGATTGGAAAAGATTAGTACAATATAACGCTTCTACAAGTCCAACTTTTACAACTAATGAGGGTTTTATGGGTAATGGTACAAGTAGTTATATAGATACTAATTTTAATGCGGTTACTCAAGGAGTTAATTATTTACAAAACAATGCGAGTAGATATATTTTTATGTATATGGCAAGCGGTACAGGTGCTTTAGATGGGCGTAGTGCTGTTAACATAAACAACTCTTTAAGAGCAAGTTCTTCAAATCAAAGAATCAATCAAGGAACAACGGCTTTAATTGGTGGAGCATTTGATTTTAATTCAACTCGTGGAATGAAGTCTATACATCGTACAAGTTCTTTGAATGTTGAATTATTTAATGGAACAACGCAAGGAAGTAGAACTGCTTTATCTGCATCAATGACTTCATCAAATCAGTTAATATTGCGTTCAGGTAGTTCTTATGGAGGACACGAAATATCTATGTATGCAATGGGTGCTAATTTAGTTTCTGAAAACGCTGCTTTTGTTAACGCTTATAACACTTATATAACATCACTATGATAGTACTACACGCAAACACAGAGCAATATAACGCATTGAATGGTTATTTTAATAATTGCTATAAACTTGAATTTGCTAAAGATGGTTCAAATAGATGGATTGCAGGTCTTGAAGTTTTAGATTGCAAAGAATTTGAAGCAATACACGACCAATTAAATGAATTAGAAAGAATAGAATACACCCCAACACAAGAATAAATGAAAACCTACCTAACCTACCTTATCGCTGGACTATTTTTATTTTTTACACCTATTTACGGATTGCTTATAGCAGTTGCTTTAGGTATTGCTTTAGATACCTTTACTGGTATTTTTAAAAGCGTTAGACTTAACGGATGGCGTTCTATACGTTCCCGAAGATTATCGCATATAGTAAGCAAAATGTTGTTATATCAAATCACTTTAATACTTCTTTTTGTAATTGATAAATTTTTGTTAAACGAATTTACACACGCACATTTTACAATACAATTTATGTTTACTAAATTAGTGGCAATTCTTTTAATTTTAATTGAATTAACAAGCATAAAAGAAAATATTGAAGAAGCATTAAAAGTTGATATTTTAAAGTTACTGAAGGATATGCTAACAAGAGCAAAAGAAGTCAAAGACGATGTAAATAAAATAATATGAGAAAAATTTCTTACATAGTAATTCATTGTACTGCTTCTCAACCAACTGCAACAAAGCAATCTATTTTAGACTATTGGAAAAATGTTTTAAAATGGAAGTCGGTAGGTTATCATAGACTTATTGACTCTAACGGAGTTATTCACGAATTGGCGAAATACGAACAAATAACTAATGGCGTAAAAGGTTATAATAGTGAATCAATACATTTTAGTTATATTGGTGGCATAGATGAAAAAGGAAAACCAAAAGATACGAGAACACCAAAACAAAAAGAAAGTCTTTTATATCTAATAAAACAAGCTAAAAAACAATTTCCTAACGCAATTATACAAGGTCATAGGGATTTTGGAGTAAATAAGGCTTGTCCGAGTTTTGATGTAAAGAAATGGTTAAAAGAAGTTAATTTTTAAATATTTTTTTTATATGTGGTTTTTTTTATTACTTTTGGTAAAACCTACTAAATAAAAACTATGTCAAATTCAAAATGGTCACAATACGATTCAGAAATATTTGAATTAATACAAAGTATTGAAAGTGATACCGAAATAGCCAAAACTATTTTAAAAACAAAATCAACTAAATCTGATGTTGATTTATTAAGAACTTATGTAAAAAGATACAAGCAAAAAAATAAAGGTATTTTAGACGCTTGTACTAATGTTGGAATAAGTCCAGAAAGTACTCCAATGTTATGGCTAAAAACAAAGAACGAAAGCGTACGTGTTACAAATCCATTATACAAAGCACCGCAAGAATTTAGTTTTGAAACATTAGCTAAAGAAGTAATTGAAGATTTAAAAAATTATGTACCTAAATACAATAAAATAGTTTACGAAGATAAAAAAGACGCTCATTTATTAGTTATTGATCCAGCAGATATTCACATTGGTAAATTATGTAGTGCGTTTGAAGTTGGAGAGTCTTACAATAATCAAATAGCAGTTCAAAGAGTACTTCAAGGCGTAAAAGGAATAATTAATAAAGTAAAAGGTTTTGAAATTGACCAAATAAACTTAATTATTGGTAATGACATTTTACATATTGATAGTCCGAAAAGACAAACCACATCAGGTACACCACAAGATACTGACGGAATGTGGCATACTAATTTTATAATAGCAAAACAATTATATGTAGATGTTATTGAAATTCTTATGCAAATAGCACCTACACACGTTACTTACAATCCATCTAATCACGATTATACACACGGTTTCTTTTTAGCACAAGTAATTGAAACTCATTTTAGAAATTGTGAAAACGTAACTTTTAATGTTGATATAGCACATCGTAAATATTATACTTACTTTAATAATTTAATAGGCTCAACTCATGGAGATGGGGCAAAGACTGAAAATTTAGCTTTATTAATGGCTCACGAATCGGATAGTTGGCAAGCGTGCAAACATAAATATTTTTATACACACCATTTGCATCACAAAGTAAGTAAGGATGTTATGGGAGTTTGTGTTGAAACTTTAAGAAGTCCAAGTGGTACTGATAGTTGGCATCATAGAAATGGTTATCAACACGCACCTAAAGCAATAGAGGGATTTTTACATCATAAACTTAACGGACAAATTGC